ACAGTTATAACTTACTTGATTGGGATGAAGCAGATAATATCAAAGACATTATCAGAAACTCCCATGACAATCTTATCACTACGTTAAATCCTAATCTATGGGAAGATAAAATTTATGTGCAGTGTTGGGCGAACGTGTTGAGAAAAGGACAAGCAATCAAACAACACCAGCATTGGAATAGTAAGTACACGTATCTTGGTGGACATATTTGTCTAGATGATTACGACACTAATACTTACTATGTAAATCCATATACTAGAAAAACATTTGACACTAAAAATAAGAAAGGAAAAGTATATGTTTTCCCTAATTGGTTAGAGCATTACACTGATACTTATGAAGGTGATGATGTTCGTGTAACAATTGCATTTGATATCATTACACAAACTGTGTATGACGAAGATGTTTTTGACAACATGAAAGATCATTGGGTACAATTGTGAACACCAGTCAAATTGTTGAAGCTATCAACTGGGTGACTAGAGATACTCCAATTATGTTTGATGTTGCTGTTACTACACCTCCTGATGATTTGATACGTCAAAGAGCACAAGATAACTATAACAAAGGAAAACCAAATTCTCTAGACAAAGAATATTATCTTTCCGATAAATGTAAATCTGTAATTGTATGGAATGTTTTCAGTGATGTTGCATATGATTACTACTATAAAAACAATTTCTTACCACAGATTATTACATACTTAAATTTAAGATATGAATATAACTTTGGATATGATGGATACAATCTTAATCGTAAACAGTTTGCAATTAGATCTGGTGCTGCAACACTAGCAAAAACATCTTTAGCATTTCACAAAAAATTTGGGATGAATTATAAAATTGATCTTATCTTTACAGATGCAGAGTTTGAGGATGCTGTTGTTGTAGAAGGACAACCACGCTATAAGAACTGTGAAGGATGTGATGCTCCATGTGAAAAGAAATGTCCTATGAGTTGCACAATGAATTTTGATTTAGTTGACTGGGAGAAATGTTCAAATTTTGTAGATGTTCCTGAAGCATTTAAAAATTTGGATACCATCTGTAGAATATGTCAAGAGGAGTGTCCATACTCAGAAGATCTTAGGAAAGATGTTCTTGCATTAAATGCAGAATATGGAGGCAGGATAAATGGGTGAGTGGCGCACATGGAGATCCAATCCTGTAAACAACTATTTTGCTCCAAAATTTTCTGTTGACATGTGGTTTGATATTATTGATCTTAAATTAGTTGATGATCTTTTAGAGGTCGTTAAAAAGAATGAAGATTTATATCAACACCATAAATGGGAACACTACAACATTTTTCAGTGGGAGGATAGATGTATCTTGAATCTCAAAGACATCATCAAATCTTCTCATGAAGATTTCTGCAGTAAAATTAATTGTAGTAAAGAAAAAGTTTGGATAAGAGGTTGGGTATATCCGCAAAAATCAGGAATGATTTTAAAAAGACACTATCATGCAATTCATGAAAACGCATATATTAGTGGAAACATCTGTCTTACTGAAAATAATACCACTACTGATTACGACATTCCATATCTAGGATGGATTAAAACAGAAAATTCAAAAGGAAGAATGACATTATTTCCATCATGTCTCCCACATTCTGTGGATAATTTAAAAGAAGAAGAAAGATATTCTCTAGCTTTTGATTTAATTACAGAACAAGGAATGGACTATTTTTGGACTAATAATATGAATGAATATGATCCTTTACTATTAGCAATAGAATTATGAAACTAAACGAATTTTTTTGGCACAATGGATATTGTGTTATCCGCAATTTTATTTTTGAACCAGAGTATTTAAGTATTCTTCCAGAAAAAATGTATGAAGAAAAACATCTTGAATGGTTATACGATGGCACGGTTGAGGGAGAATATGACACAGAGTTGCAAGTAAAAGGATCATATTCTAGAACTTGTTTTCCTCCTTTAAAGAATTTTCATCTACAGATGAGAAATCAAATTCAAAAAATTATTTTACCACCACATCAATTACATCCGACATATTATTTTGATAGAATTTACTACTCTGGTACAGAATTAACACCACACAAAGATTGGGAACCATGTGAAATTAGTGTCACTTTACAGTTAAGAACTACTCTTTCTAATCCATGGAAGTTTTTTATTGAAAGAAAAAATGGTGGTGTCTCAGAAATTGAATTGGAAAATGGAGATGCTGTAATTTACTTAGGAAATGAAGTAAAGCATTGGAGAGAACCAATGCCAGGTGGTCCTAAAGATTATCATCATCAATTATTTTTACATTATGTTGTATATCAAGGAGAAGCATTCAAAGAACTTCAAGATACTGGATACTTACAGGGAGTATAAATATATTTTAGGAACTAATAATCAGTTGATACGATGTCTCAGTTAAATGTTGGAAAACTAGTTGCTAGTAGTGAAGTTGTATTTCCAAATTATACAAATTCAAATAGACCATCCACAGCATCCCAGGGATCTTTAATTTTTAATACCGAAGAAGCAGCGTTGCAACTTTGGACGGGAACTGAGTGGGTTTCTATACAACTTGCTAATCCACAAGATTTCAGCAACGTTCAGATTTTCGCATATACTGGATCTGATCAGACATTTAACGTTCCTGCTAGTGGCGGAACCGTCAATCAACTCCAAGTTGTTATGTGGGGTGCTGGTGGTGGATCCGATGAAAGCGGAACTGCTGCTGCTGGTTCTGGTGGTTTTGCTAGTGGAACTATTGAAAGATTTGATGGTAATAGTTTAAATGGAGATGTATTTACTGTTGTTGTTGGACAGGGTGGTGTAAGAGGATCTGGAAGTTCACCAATGCCTGCTAGTTATGGTGGCGGTGGAAGAGGATCTGCTGATAGTGGCGGTGGTCACGTCTCTGGTTCTGGTGGTGGACTCAGTGGTATTTTCCAAGGTGGAGCTACTGTATTCTCTGGTGCTACTCCTGGTAGTGGATCAATCGACAGAGCACTTGTTATTGCTGGTGGTGGCGGTGGTGCTAATGACCAGACAACTGACCAAGCATATGGTGGTGCTGGTGGTGGTACAGAAGGTGGTCGTGGTGGTTCTGAACCATCTAATAACAACAAAGGTGGTTGGGGTGGTCGCCAGGTTGCTGGTTATGCTGGATCTAACTCATCTAGTAACTATGCTAATGGTAGTCAACTAAGAGGTGCTGACGGTCCTAGTAATAATGATGACCCAGGTGGTGGCGGTGGTTACTACGGTGGTCAATCTGGTGGTGATGACAACTCTGGTGCTGGTGGTGGATCAGGATATACTGGAGGAAACTCCACATATAAAGTTCTTGCTGGTGTTACTACAACGGGTTCTCAGGGTGCTCCTAACACACACAACCCACCACAAACAGGCAATGAATACTATGTCTCTGGTGTAGGAACAGGATATCAAGGAAGTCCTGACGGTGGCAATGGTAGACTAATTATTCTATACTAAATAATTACATACACAATTACATGTGATAACTATGGATCCCGCACAACTTAAGTCTAATTTTGAAGAGCAAATTGCTACAACCGAAAAGCAAATTGTTGAACTAGAAGAAAACCTAACCAAGGCACGAGAGTATAAGATTAAACTCCAAGGTGGTCTTGAAACTCTAGGTCTTCTAGAAGAGAAACCTGAAGAAGCAGCAGCACCTGCGGCAGAAACAACAGAAGAATAACTCTCAGATCCCTTCTTCCTAAATAGGTAAGAAGGGATTTTTGTGTGTAATGGCGTCTCCAAATTCAAGAGCTGATCTTATCACATATTGTAAGAGGCAACTTGGTGAGCCTGTATTACAAGTTAACATTGATGACGAACAAGTAAATAATGTTATTGATGATACTTACCAGTTCTTCCAAGAGAACTGTTACAACGGTATGGAGAGATGTTTTCTGAGGCATGAGATTACTGCTGACGATATAACTCGTTTCAATAATAAAGCAACAACATCATCTGGAACAACAAACTGGGAAGAGTCTACTAACTATATTCCAGTTCCAGATCATGTAGTTGGCATCAGCAAAGTTTTTGGTTTAGTCAGCAACTCAATTAGATCTAATCTCTTTGGTGTTGAGTATCAGATGTTTCTGAATGATCTATATGCATTCGGATCTCTTGATATTGTCAACTACTTTATGAATAAGCAGTATCTAGAAACTCTAGATATGATTCTGAATAATGGTTCGTTCCAACAGTTCAGATATACACAGCGTCGTGATCGTTTATATCTTGACATTAATAAAGCATTCCTCAAAGAAGATACCTATCTTGTAATTGAGGCACATAGGATGATTGATCCTACAGATGCTACAGAGATGAATAATGATATGTTTGTCAAGAAATATGCTACTGCTCTTATGAAGAGACAGTGGGGTCAAAACTTGATTAAATATAACAACGTTCAACTACCTGGCGGTATCACGCTTAATGGTAGAGAATTATATACAGACGCATTAGGCGAAATTGAGAAAATCGAAAGCGAAGTTCTCAGTAAGTACGCCATCCCACCCATGGATATGATCGGATAAGATGCCTACTAGTCCCTATTTTCCAACTTACTATTCAGGACACAGCGGCGAGCAAGGTCTCGCACAGGATCTTGTGGACGAACAAATTAAACTGTTCGGAACAGACATATACTACATTCCTAGAATAGCTCTAAAAGATAACACTCTTAACGAGGTTAGATACTCTAAGTATCAAGAACATTTTCAAATTGAGATGTTGCTTCAAAACGTCATGGGATTTGGAGACAACGCTGAGTTTATCTCCAAGTTCGGTTTAAGGATTACGGATGAAATTATCTTCAGAGTATCTACTAGGAGATGGGACGAAGAAGTAGCAGATCACAATCCTACTATTACTGTTGAGAGTAGACCTAACGAGGGAGATCTGCTTTACTTCCCACTAACAAAAGATATCTACGAGATTAAATTTGTTGGTAAGGAAGAACCATTCTTCCAGTTTGGTAAGATCCAATTCTATGCTATCACTGCTGAGATCTATGAGATCGGTAGTGATGACTTTGATACTGGAGTTGAAGAGATTGATGATGTTGAGATAGCATTTGCTAATACTATCAAACTCTTTATGGATCCCGGTGGATCTGGAGACTTTACTGTTGGAGAAGAGATTGTTGGTGATGAGTTCCTAGCGAAAGCAACAGGAACAACTGATGGTGATGCTGTAGATAGTATCACTATTACAGATGGTGGATCACATTATAAGCAAGCAACTCCACCCACAGTTACTATTACTGGAGGAGGTGGAACAGGTGCTACAGCAACTGCTGCAGTTAGTTCTACAGGTCTTGTTAATAGTATCTTGATTACATCTGGTGGAACTGGATATACTAGTGCTCCTACTGTCACTATTGACTACTCACCTAAGGACAATAGAGCAGAAGTTAAGTCTTGGGATAATACAACCAGAGCTCTGGAAGTATACAATAGAACAGGAACCTTTACTACTGCTGAAGTAATTACTGGTCTAACTTCAGGTGCCAAGTGGAGTCCAGAGACATTTGACACTCTAAATAATACCAACAGCAACTACGATCAGAATAGACAGATCGAAGATTCTGGTGATGAGATTATCGATTGGACAGAAGGTAATCCATTCGGTGAGTATGGTAACTTTACGGATAGCATCTAATGTTAGGATCACATTTTTATAATCAAATTGTTCGCAAGAACATTATTGCGTTTGG